CATATCAGGCTCCGAAACGCCCTCTATCCTTGGGTTATGCTCTAGGGTATACTCAATTTTTTCGCTGTTTTTCAGCATTTCCCCTTTCCCAGTAATTAGCCATTCGGCATTAAGTACTTTATAATTATTAAGTATGCTTAGTAGCAGGTCATAACTAGGGTTATTCTTCCTCTTCTTAATATTAGATAAAACAGCCTCAGACGTACCAATGACCTTTGCCAGCCTGTAAGAGCTGATATCTAGGTACTTTAAAAGTATTTCAAGCCTGTTGGAAAAATCTCCCACTTTACTTAATATTTATTTGGTACTAAATATATCTTTAGTATATTTGAACTGAAAAGCTCAAACATTATGACCAAAGATAAAAATAATAAATCCAGATGTACCAAAAAATACAGGTTATCAGCTCCAGAGGTAGCGGAAATGGCTGGGTGCTCTGTCAGTTATGTGAAGCAATTGAGATGCGGGGCAGTGAACAATAAAAGCGCCATGGCAAGGCAGGTAATAGCTATAGACCTACTGGCTAATGACGGAGGTAATGCCTTAGTAAAGGAAATCGAACGAATCGTAACGCTTTAATATGGAATACCTAAGCAATAAACTTTGCCTTGAATATGATGAGCTGGTGCCGTCGGTTTTTAACCGAGACAACTTCTTTTATCATAAGAAAGAGGACAATTTTATTGTTCATGGCACTGGCGGTAATGGAAGGCCTATTCTAATAGAATTTGATTCTATGCCTTGTAAATACAAAGGTAAAGTGAGGGAGATCTACGGTGATCCCTATATATACGCCTCCAAAATGCCCATCCTCAATGCGCTGAACTGGGATCACAAAGCCCAAGCCTACTATACGGGCTATCAGCTACAAAACGGGGATATGCTACCAGCCAGCGACACCGACCTAAGGGGTAAATCACAGATCAATTATGTGAAGCGGTATTCTGAAGCCGCCACTTGGCTCAATATGCTGGGTAGGATGACCACGGATAAGCAAGCCCTGAAACGAGAGCTGAATATCTCGATCATGCAGTTTTGGGAGGAGGCTACAGGCCTGATCAAGACTAAAAAAGTCAACCTTCCTGCCAACGCTAAGAGGCTAAAGGAGAAACTGAAGGTGTATAGTGTACAGGGCTACGAGTCACTGGTGGAGACTCACAAATTCGGCAATGACTTCTCCAAAAAGATCAAGGATGAAGAGGCTGAGAGCTTCCTAAAGGCCTTGCTATCCGCTCGAAACAAGCACGATGATACCGTGATCGCAGCTGCATACAATGAGTATGCGGTTCAGACGGGACGTGAGACTATCACCTCAGGAGCAGTGGGCTACTGGCGTAAAAAGTGGGCAAACTTCCTCATGCTAGAGCGTGAGGGCGTAGGTAAGATGTACAACAAGCTGTCAAAAACTGGACAAAGAAAGCGTCCATCTGCCCCACTTCTATTGATCAACTCGGATGATAACGTACTCGACACCTTCTTTAGAAGTGCAGATTCGGACTGGTTCAGACCTGTGCTATATGTCGTAATCGATGCGCATAATGACTATATCCTCGGCTACGCCATGGGGGCTAATGTCACCAAGGAGCTAGTAAAAGAGGCCTATCGTGATGCAAAACGGCACGTCAAAGCCCTTACGGGTGATGATTATTGCTGGCAGCAGATCCAAACGGATCACTGGGGTATCTCAGGTAAGAATACCACTGAGCTAGAGCAATTCTACAATAGCATGGCTACGTTCACACCCGCAGGGCTGAAAAACGCCCAAACAAAGTACGTGGAGCGGTCATTCGGTACGACTTGGCACCAAGAGCTAAAGAAGGAATTTCCTCACAGTTACTCCGGTCATAACGTGACATCCAAGGAGAAACTTAACCCTGATACCCTGCTACCAATCAATTTCCCTGATATCTCAGAGGCAGAGGAGAGAGTGGCAAGATTCATCATGAGAATGAGGCTAACGACTCGAAAAGGCAGCGAATTGAACCGCCACGAGGAGTGGGTAGCGAACTTTCAGAACTCCGAAAAGAGCAAAAACAAGCTACTCACCCCAGAGCTACGACTACAGATTTTCGGCAAAATGCATGAGCATACCAATCGGATCACTGCCAATGGGATCACGCCTACACTCCTTGGAGAGCGTCGGGTATATGAGCTTTCACAGGCTCAAATCTTCGAGCATATCGGCAAGTCGGTGCAGGTGATGTATGACGAGACTGACCTAAGTCAGGTACTGATTACCGACGGGAAAGGCCTCCGATTTGTCGCCGAGGAGTACGAGCTATTGCCATCGGCCATTGCCGATTATGAAGAAGGAGATAGAGACAGAATCAACGCCCTATTGCTCGAGAAAAAGACAATAGTACCCGTCATCAAGCAGTGGGGTAACGACTGGAAGGCCTCACTTGAGAGGGGGGGTATAGACGCAGAGAGCCGTATAAAGGCAGGGGTATTGACAAAGGAAATCAATCACAACGATCAACGGATGATCACCCAAAAAGCGCCAAAACAGCCTAAAAAAGCAGAAAAAGTGACGATTGAAGAAGATGAAGACATCTATAATGACATGTAAAAAGGTGGTCAACCCGTGCGAGGGCTTGACCACCAAAAAATCCAAACTGTAAAACGATAAAAAAGTATGACAAAGGAAACGATTTCAAGCGAGACAAAACAGCAAATCACAGCGGACTTACTACGCTATGTGAACACGGTAGCCGGGGGATCTGCAAATAAAGCCAGCAAAATGCTGGTCGGAATCTCAAACGCCTACATCTCACAGATGCAAAATGCAAAGTGGGATATGATATCCGATGATGCCTGGCGCAATGTGCAAAAGCAGGTGACACAGTCACAAGGTGCCTGGGTAAGTGTAGAAACCAAAGCCACTCAGAAACTGACTAGGCTATTCCATGACGCAAAGGATCATTCTAATGTGTTTGGGATAATTGCGGAGGCTGGCACAGGCAAAACGTATGTGTGCAGCCAGTTTGAAAGTGAGGAAAACACCTACGTGATCAGCTGTGCAGAATTCTGGAATAGAAAAACTTTCCTTTCTGAGCTGCTTCGCAAAATGGGTAAGGACTCGGGAGGTTATACCGTATCCGAGATGATGGCTAAGGTGATCAACCATATCCAGAAAGTAGATGCGCCATTGATTGTGCTGGATGAAGCAGACAAGTTGACTGATCAGGTATTCTATTTCTTCATCACGCTATACAATCAACTCGAAGATAAGTGCGGGATCATTATGCTAGCTACTGACTTTCTAGAAAAGCGGGTACATCGAGGATTGAGGCTGAATAAGAAAGGCTACAAGGAAATCTATAGCCGATTGGGTCGGAAGTTTATCGAGATCCCACAGCCGAAAGGCACAGAGGTTAAAGCCCTCCTGATCGCCAATGGCGTCACTGATCCACAGACTATTCAATTCATTATCAACTCGTCTGAAGGTGATCTAAGGCGTGTAAAAAGGCTCGTGCATGCTGAGCGGGCGAAATCAAGAAAGGAGGCAACCAATGTTTAAGAAGCTCGAAAAAAGATCCATCCATTTTGCCCATTCATGGGATTGGAAAGCCCAGGCGAATTGGGGGGATGTTGAAAAATCTATCATAGAACTGATGGACGAGGACTTTAAGCCTCACTTCTACTACATGGAGACGGGCGACGATGAGCATGGCTTACTAATCAGTTCGGAATCCATGTTTGATGCTCAAGCCCAAAGTGTATTTGCCGAAATCTATAATCTACCCGAATCATGAAAACAATCCACATCCAACGAATAAGACAGGAAAACGCCAGTATCAAGACGCAAGTCTTAAATCTGCTGGGGTGGGACGAAATGGCCTTTACAGAGTTCCAACAAAATGCAGGATTTGAATACCTCCAAGAAATGTTTGGAGACCTCGAATTAGCCGCAGATCTGCCATATCACAAGGCCTTTTGGTCATGGTGGCTGATGCACTGGACGAAGAGAGATAGGGAGTTTCTAGAGCTATCAGGGCTTTTATTTCAGAACGAGCTGGAATCATTCTATCGGGATCTTCACAATCCTATCAGTATTCCATTTCAGCCTCACGGCATCATCATGGAAGAGACCTATTCATCTATGATGCACAAGTTGGTAAAGGAGGTGACTAAATGAGTGATGCGGAAATTATCAAAATCTACGAACTGGTACTCAAGAGTTTTGGACTCACCGATAAGGAAATCAAAGGGGAAGGACGAACGATGGAACTGGTGGACTGTCGCAGAATAATAGCCATGCTGCTTTCTGATATGGACATACCCTACTATAGGATATCCAAATACATAAATAGAAGGGACAGGAATACACAATATCTACTACAGACAGGTAAGGATTATATGCAAGTATATCCTGCCTTCAGATTAAAATTCAATAAGCTAAAAAGGAAAATCAATGAAAGTTAAACTGACACAAACCCAACTCGAAGGGCTTCATATACTTCTAAATGTTGCCTTGAAGACCAATCCACCCATTGACATGGCTTCCAAACTGCTTTTTGAGATCGTGGATGGAATCAATGATAAGATCGCTGCTAAAATGAAAAAGCTCCAGCGAAATCCAGCAGCAGGATATGGCCTAAGCCTCACCTCTATCGAGTCCAAAGGTCTCTACTGCTGGCTGGGTAAAATCGACGCCAGAATAGCAGAGGATTATCAGTACGAGACGCTAGTAGCTAATAATGTGGTAGCTCAGATCGACCAAGTTTATGCATAAGCACAAAATAGAATATAGACCAAGTTGGATGATACAAGATTTAAGGTATCCATTCAAAACGGAAGTGGATGCCTCATCTTCTGATAAGGCAAAGGAATACTTCAAGGAATACTATCCAAGTGCAACAATTCAAACTATAACCAAAATCAAATGACAGATTCAATCAACATCGAAGAGCTCACTCCTGAGCAAATAGAAAAACTGCAAGCTGATCTCGCAGCAAAGAAATCCAAAGCTATCAAAGAGAAAAAGCGAGCCAGAATGAATTATGAGAAGAATCGGGATAAGAACATTAAAAATTTGGTGGGCAGAGGAAAGTCTCTTTCCAACATCCTTGCAGAATTCAAGATGCTTATTTCCAAAGAAATGGAGGCGCAGCATCAGGCTCTTACCGCCTACGGTGAGATCAGGGGCAATAGTAAAGGAGGTTTCTCCATCACTTCCAGCGATGGGAATATGCGAGTGACCCGAACCCGAGACACCGAACCCTATTGGGATGAGCGTGGTACCAAGGCCGTAGCCATGCTGAAGGAGTTTCTTGAGGAGACCGCTAAGAAGCGTGACAAGGATCTCTTTGAAATCCTGATGGGATTCCTTGCCAAGAATGACAAGGGCGATTTGGAGTATTCACGGGTATTCCACCTGCTGAAGCATCGCCATGCCTTCACTGACCCACGATGGACGGAGGGACTGAATCTATTGGAGGAGTCATTCCAGACCAATCTGAAGGGCTACGGCTACGAGGTGAAGGTAAGAGCCACCGAAGGCAAGTGGGACTCTGTAGATTTGAATTTTACTTCGCTGTAATCATGACGACTGAATTAAACAATCTACAATGGGCTTTCAGGCACATCCGGGCCGAGCGAGAGCGGCAGATCCTAGAAGAGGGTTATACAGTCCATCGGGATAAGGTAAATGGTCATGAAGATGTTGTCATGGCAGCTGCTACTTACGAGATGGAATCGAAGCATCGAAAAGAACATCCTGATAATTGGCCTTGGGATTTTAAACACTGGAAACCTACAGCTTATCAAGGCACAGAAGGCCGAATCAGAGAGTTAGAAAAGGCTGGAGCCTTGTATCTGGCAGCAAAGCAGGTGATGGAGGCTAAAGGATTAAATATCCCTTTGAAGCATGCCGTATGTGAGAAAGTGGATGCGATGGCTGAGCGAATAGCGGAGCTATTGGGGGAATTGGAAAAGGAGGATGTACATGTATAGGCACCTATACAAATATGGCTCAGTGGCTGATATCCGCTGCACACTCAAGCATTCCCCGCTGAAAAGCGTCGAAGAATGCGATCAGGAGTTAGCCTGGGAAATACAGAGAAATAACCGATCCACAGTGATCCAAATCATCGAAGTCCAGAAAATGGCAATCATCAGAAAGAAAGGAGTGAAAAATGAATAATCAATTTAATCATGTCATGCTCGATCTGGAGACGATGGGCAAAGGCGAAAACGCAGTCATTACAGCTATTTGCGCTACTGCTTTTGATATCACCACAGGGAAAAGAGACCGTATATTTTATGAGAAAATAGACATTCAATCCTGTCTAAAACTCGGAATGGAAGTGGACGGCTCTACGATCTATTGGTGGTTGTTTCAGGACGAGGCAGCCCGAAAGGAGCTACTATATAATACCAAGACTATTGAGGTAGCTATCGCCAGACTGAGTGAATGGATGGGCTATATAGCTGAATTCCAAATATGGGGAAACGGTGCCAGCTTCGACCTGCCAAAGCTTAAGAATGCCTTTGTAAAGTGTGGCTACAATGTGCCTTGGAATTACTACAACGAACGGGATATGCGAACCATGGTGATGCTGAGGCCTGAAGTGAAAGAGCGAATGCCGTTCATGGGCACCAAGCACAATGCAAAAGCTGATTGCCGCTTCCAGATCGATGTAGTCAGCGAAATCTATTCCCTGATCAATCCGGCACCTACTGCATGAAAGTACTTGGCGTAAAGCAATTTCACCAAATGCGGTTCCAGTTCCTGCCTATCAAAGAGCCATGGGCGGGGACACTTGGAAAAGTACCACACAATTTCATTGCAGTGGTATACGGATTCTCAGGCAATGGCAAAACCGAATTTGTAGTGCAGTGGGCAAAGATGCTCGCTAATCTTGGTAAAAAGGTAGGCTGGCTAAGCTACGAGCAGCGGCACGGCTCCGATTTTCAAATGGCTACCAAGAGGAACAAAATGGAGGAAGTAAGCGGGAATTTCTATCCCATCGATCCTATAGCCTCCATTCCCGACGGGGTCACGCTCATAGAGGATCTGGACAAGTACTTGAGAAAGCGGAACAGTCCTGACGTGATCGTGATCGATTCAATAGACTACACAGGATTCGATTGGAATGACTACGTGATGCTGAAGAATCGCTACGGCACCCGAAAGATATTCATCTTCATCGCTCACAGTACCAAGGCTGGCGGGATCAAAAAGGCGATATCTGAGCGAATCATCTTCGACGGTGGTATGGGGATCTTTGTCAGTCACTACATCGCCCATCCCAACAAAAACAGGTATGGAGGCTTTGATCCATTCGTAGTCTGGGAAGAGATGGCGAGAGCGAAAAACCCGGTATTCTTTGCCGCCCAGGTACAGGCAGAACCCAAGCCCAACCGCAAGGGGAAAAAGACAAAAGAATCTCTCGAAAGTGAGGGGATAGATGAAAAAACACCGCTTGAAAGTATAGGGGTAGAGGCAGAATATGACACATAAACAACAGGCTAATGAAACAAATAAAATACACACTAACGAGTCAGAAATTTAAAGGAAAGTTGGTTTTTGGCTATACAGAAGGGTTTTTAACCTATTACGAGACCGCAGCAGAGATGAAATCAGAGTCTTACAAGTACATCTTGGAGCATCTTCCACCCGTACCGTCCCAACTCAAAAAACTGGCTGATGCCATACCGGGCAAAATGGAAGCCGTGCCCGATGACCTGACCTTTGACGCATTCTGGGAAGCTTTTGGCAAAAAGGAGAATCGCCACCGCTGCGAACCGCTCTGGAAGAAACTCAGCGAAGCCGACCGCATCGAATGCCTGTCGAGTATCAAGCCGTACGACGGGTACCTGAAGCGGATGAACTGGCGGGCAAAACTCAGTCCTGAAAACTACCTGAAGAAAGAGTCATTTCGGAATAGTTGGAACTCTTTAACAAGCTAACCATGAGAAAAAGAAACTATTTAAAATCGATTCGTGAGCTGACGTTCGGTCCTGAAGGGAAATCGGTCTACATCGCTGGTAAAGTGACTGGATTGGACTATCAGAAGGCTGTTCTAGCCTTTGACAACGCTGCGGCATACTTAGAGCTGAATGGATTTATAGCGATCAATCCAATGGACTTTGTAGCCCCATCCTGCTCTTGGGAGGAAGCAATGAAGATCTGTCTATTTTTCCTGACATCAGCAGATGCGATTTGGATGCTTCCCGGGTGGCAGGATAGCAAAGGAGCTACGATGGAGCGGGAGATTGCAATGAAATTGGGGATCCCATTTTTTGAAGGATATAACCAATGAAAAATAAATTTCAGCATCTATTCCACATCGTGAATTCGCTAAGTCAATTCAAAACAATGAGTACTCTAAAAGACGAATTGAGTGTCACGGAGCGAACGGTACAGCGCATTATGCATGAGCTGTCAGACTTGGGGTTTGAGGTCGAAATACAGAAATCACAGCCAAGGCATTATAAAATCACAGGGGTGTCTGATCAGCTGCACAGTGTGCTTCTTCGGATATACACCCTGTCCCTTACTTTGAAAATAGAGCAAATAGAGCAACATGACGGGACAACAAATTAAATACGTGCGGCTGCTGATGACCAGGGCCGGGATGATGGATCAGAAAGAGGAGCTGATCCTTGCGGTGACTGAAGGGCGCACCTCAAGCATGCGGGAGATGACACAGGAGGAGACGCAAGCCCTGATCAAGAGCCTGGGCGAAGATGACAATCAGGCCATCAAAGGCCGCATGGTGCGCAAGATGCTCAGCATGGCACATGAGATGGGTTGGGAGCTTCCCGACGGCAAGGTGAATATGGATAAGGTCAATGCCTGGTGTATCAAGTACGGCAGCCCAAAGAAGTCACTAGACCAACTCAAAGCCAAGGAACTGCCGGGAGTGGTGACGGCCTTTGAAAAGGTTTATCTCAGCTTTTTAAAGAGTATTTAAATCAAGAAAGAAGATGCAAGAATCAAGAAGCAAGATGAATCTCATTCTATTGTACGGATGTCTGATCAGCCTCGTCTTTTCCTCATGCAGGGCGATTGATCCGGCGACACGGACAGCCAACTACCAAGAGCCAAGGCAATATCCTGCGTGGTACCAAGATCAAATGACGGTATGGCAAAAGGTGTTTGGGAAGAAATCAAAAGACCCTCGTGTGATTCAAGCCGAAGTGGAATTGGCGAAAAGAAAATGGGTGCTAAAAAAGCAGGAAGAGGAAGAAAAAAAACTAAAAAAGGTAGAATCCATCAAATCTAAAATCAACTAAATAATGAAAAAATTACTCTTAATATCCGCACTAGTACTTTTATGCATGTCAGCTATTCACACGGCCTCTGCTCAAAAGAAAGGACAGGAAACCGTGACACAGATCAACACAGCGTCACCAGTGTTTTACTTCATCTATGAAGGTGACGAAGGCGACGGAGCCGTTGAGCTTCAGATACATGACCGCAAGCATCAGTTCGTCAGTATGGGCTATGATAGGCTGAGCGATCAGGCAAAGGGCAATGATCCTAAAAATCCGCTCATTAAGCTGATCCAGATTCCTGAGTTGGATAAGCTAGCATTCAGGCAGGTGGAAAGCTTGGAGGAGTCCAAACTAGCAGTGGACGGCGTCACTGTGATTTCCGTAAGGTTGAATTCACTTCGTGAGGCGGCTAGAATCATGTATCAATAATGGGTAGCGTATTTCTAATCCAAAAATACCAGCCGTGCGAGGCTGAATAATTCACAATCAAAACAAACTGTAACATGAAATATCATGTAATCTATTGCGATTTGAGTATTTACAATGTTCATCAAAGGAGTCCTAATGATACCTCTAACATCTGTCAAGAGTCTGTTTTTGCTAAAAATGAAGCTGAGGCAATCCAAAAAACAATTGGAAAAAACAGAGATAAAATCCTCAAGTCAGTGGTGGAAATGCCGCCTCAGCCTAGTTCTTTAAGAGGGGCGATTGAAGAAGAGGAGTTAATGATTGTATTGGAATGTTTAGAACGGGAAAAAAAGAGGGCAAAATCAATACAAGATCGACCAACTCAAGGATATGGTAAAGCTTCCGAACAGATCAAGAAGGATAATTGGGGTGACAAGGCTGTAGAATTAGAATTGATAATCAATAAACTATCAGAGGCTTTTATATGATCCTGCTACTCCTTGCCGCCTGTGCCGTCATCGGCTTACTCGGCCTAATTCTGGGAATCAAGTTTGGAATGAAAATAGGACGAGAGATGGCTGAGGCTAAGATTATCGACCATACCAACCGTCATCCGTTGGACTATGCATATGAAGTTTCAGACACACTCTATCCAGATCGAACGGATATCATGATTGAGGTACCGGACTATCATGCTGAGCGTCTTATCGAGCGACTTCCGATTCTTAGGAGGCATTGGAGTTTGAATTGAAAATCTTAATTTTAACAATCTTTTAAAACGTTTTAAACACTATGAAAAAGCACATTTTAATTTTATTTGTATTTATCTCATTCATGGGATGTAACTCTTCAGATCCTGAGGATCAGAAGCCTGCAAACGATTATTCAAATACGACTTGGGAGGCTCCTGATGAGATAGCCCAATTGCTATTTGGGGGCAACAATGTCCAGAGGTATGAATTTACTTCCGCTTCAGATGTTCAGCATACAAAACTCAGAAATGGGACTGTCAGGAGCAATGATGTGGGCACTTACACCTTTTCAGGAACAACAGTCACCGTTAATATTGATGGAAAGACATTTACACTAGAAAGAAGTGGGTCTCTGTTGGTATCTACGCTTAGGCTTTCAACCGGTGGTTTTGTTACCTATCAGAAAAAGTAGAGTATCTTTACCCTCTCACTAAAGACAACCGTAAACCACACTAGCAGCCCCGACCTCACAGTCGGGGCTTTTTTGTGCGCAATAACTTTTCAGGCGGTGCATGTACTAAGACCGTATTTTTGAGGCAATGAGAGGAAAGAATTCGCTATACAACGACATTATTCCCAGCTCCATAGCCGAGCTCGGTAAGAAGTCCCGGCGAAATACCTTTCTCGAAGAGCGTGACGATGCACTTGCCTATCGATACAACTATCATGCGCACTTGTGCCGGTTGCGATACGATGACTGTTTAGTGGGTCTGAGTGCAGAGTTTTTCCTAAGTCACAATATTATCATTCAGCGGTTGAGCCGTCGTACGGATCTGCTCAAGTCCCTGGTGTCAGCAAATATGCAGGCTGGTGAGTTGAGAAGGTTGTATCCTTATTATGCCTGGAAAATTTAGATAAGTGTGTTTATGTGTAATGTAAAAGCCTGCCGAGATTCGGGAGGCTTTTTTTTATCACTATTAACGGTGATATTTTTATTTATCACCATTTACGGTGATTCCAACCCTCCAAGGGTTTAGAACCCTTGGAGGGTTTCTAAATGCAACTTTTGCTATTTCTGATCGTGGTAGGATGTTTTCCACGGTATGCTGATGACCTTGATGTCTGGCCTTCGCTCTTCCCGGAGTGCCATCTGACTGAAATAATTAAATCGGCGGGTGCCATCGTCCCAGCCTTGGAATGCCGTTTCTAATTTTTCGATCAGGTCGAAGTATGCCAGGCTATCCAGTCGCGCAGCTTCTGGCGTGATGCTGGATGTATTGCCCGAAAAGTCCCAGCCTATCCGAAAACTCACCATCAGTTGCTTGTGCAGGTTCGTTCGGTTGTTTTCCTGCGTGTTGGATACCTGTAGGCTGATCAGGCAAGCGGGAAAGCTTACCGATGGGCGTTCCTGTTCGAATTGGCCTTTGTCCAGGTCCACATACTTAATCTCTGGGAGCTGATCGGCGATTCTCGCAAGGATGGCCTCGTAGATGAATTTCATAATAAGTTGTTTAAGTGGGCTTCGACTTCGCTCAGCCTGACACCGTTGTCATCCTGAGCGAAGTCGAAGGAATTGTCACATTGAGCGAAGTCGAAGTGTTACTCCTTGTTAAATGCTGCCTTCAGGCGGTTCATGATCCTCAGATTCAGGGAGGCAGATACGCCCATAAATTGACGCTGTGGCATCGTGATGCTGTGGGCTTTGAAAGTCAAACCCTTCCCTGCCTTGGTGCCTCCCTTGTACAGTCCCATTCCTCCAAATGCTTTTGCTTTTTTGCCCTTGGTGTAGCGGTTTCTTACAAAGGTTTCCGACCGTGCAGCCTTATTGATCACCCCGCCTTCGTTGTGAATCCGAGCGTATGGAACCTTCGGAGATCCTGCCGAGATCGTAACAAGTGAGGGGTTCACCTCAGATGGTCGAATCGAGCTGAATAGGTTGTTTGTCCGCATCATGAGAGAACCCTTCTTAGGTTCACGTTTTTTATTTTTGTAAGGGGCCCAAGGCACACCCTCCCAGCTCTTGGATATAAATCCCTCCTTGAAGTGCTCCACCGCTGTCTCCGCAATAATATCCGGGAAGGCTGAGAATGCCTGGTCGAATTTGTCAAACCACAGATTGATCTTATTCAGGTCATTGCTCATTTGCGGATGACCAGCCCCCTTCTGGATGCTTCAGCATTAGCCTGCACACTTTCCCACTTGATGAGTTGCAGCTCACCTTTGTCAGTGATCTTGGTGGTAGCTTTCAGGATCTCGTTTTTATAATACTTCATATAGACAAGTTGATTCATTACTTCACTTGCTGCCCATACTTCATCCGGGCTTTTCAAGAGTTCTTCCAGTGCGCCAAGTAGCTTGTAATCCACCGATGAGGCAGAATTAGCCCCTGCCAAAATGGCCTTGGATAGGCTGATCGGTCGGGCGGCATAGTCGGGTAAAATTGCCTCTACATCATTAGCCTGGTACTTTGCCCAAATCTCATCAATGACCTTCGGATCGGACTCTGTGTAGTCTTTTTCTTTGCCTGCCTGAATCTCCGCAGCTTTGCGCAGATTCCACTCGGTAGCTGTCATTTTGGAAGCTTTCTGAAGTACTTTGTCCGGCGCGGCACTGTATTGCTGCTTGTCTACGAATACCTCCTTAGTCATCGCCCGATTGACGGCAAATCCATCTTTTCGAGCTTTCACCCACTCTTCGTTTGTAGCGATGTAATCGGTCACAAATGCGATGTCCTGCTCGACTTTGGCTTTGTCTACTTCATTTGCAAGTCGTGGTACCACATAGCATCTACAGCCCCAGCCGTTTGGCGGGTAGACTTTTGCCCAGAGCGGATGATTGGCAGGTAGGATCACGTCATGCAATGCCCGGTGGCTATCCCTAACCCGATCATCACCGATTGTTTTGTATTGCCAATAGGGGAAGGTATTGATCTTGCCCATGAGACGGTAATAGGTTGAAGCAGCTTCACCGGTCTGATAGGCCGTGTTGTACTCGGTTATCAGGTGATTTCGATCTTTTACCTCATAGAGCTGATTTACTAAGCGTTCGAATTCTGCGAAGCTCTTAGACTTCCGAAAGATCTCATTCACTTCCTGAGACTGATAAGCGGCCTTGACGGTGGAGAATCGGAATAGGTTCATCTCCCAAGCTGTCTGCATCTTCGGATCAAGAGCTCCATACTCGATACCAAAATCCGCAAGGTTCACCATGCGCTCTTCGCCCTTCCATCCTCTGGTAAATCCATCAGTCAGGATCTCTATGTTTTTCCAAACGAGGGCAGGATATAGAAATCCCTCGCCCTTAGCTTTCTTAATCGACTTCCAAAGTGCTGAGTAATTAGGCTCAGTCTTCGCCTTCAGTTGGATCAAATGGGTTTCTGAGCAACAGGTTACCCCCTCCGTCTCCCCCTTGAGGGGGAGCGATGTCGCCCCGACTGGAATCGGGGCTGAGGGAAAAAAACCAGAAAAGAGGTTAAGGAATTGCTCTTTGAAAGTGAGGTCTTCTTTTGCCCCCCGACCCCCTGAAGGGGGAGTTTTGCCCCCCTGCCCCCCTTTAGGGGGAGTTTTGACCCCCTTCAGGGGGGCAGGCGGGTCTTCCTGCTCGCTTTTCAACTTGTCATAGTTGGCAGGCTTGGGCACCCCGTAGGTCTCGTATAGGAAGTCATCATCCATCGGCAGGTTGAAGGCGTCCTTCAATCCTTTGTGGATTTCAAAACTTTCCTTCGTTGTGAGCTCGTTGGACTCGCCTTCAATCACAAAATGACCTCCTGAAAGATCAAATCCAGCCGAATTAAGAATCTTGGTGAATCGGCTGTTGAGAATTCTACGGACAAAGTTCAGGTCCGATTCATTCTTTCGCTCATCCTGATCAGCGTGGGTCTCGCTCTGAGCGTAGCCGGAAGACTTGGATGATTCTGTAGTCTCCGTGGATCCAAGATATACCTTGCTGATTTCCTTATTCAGGAAAGCCATCAATTTATCCTGAAGATCCCCGTTTGCATTTGCTGTGCTGGCAAGTAGCTTCACTTCGGTACCGGCAGGCCGTACCAGTGCTCCACCTGATCCAAGAGCCTGTACGGCTTCCAGCAACTTGAGCCGCTGCGTCTCGTCAAATCCATCCCAAGTGGCATCCACTATAGGATTTCCAAACACCTGTACAAAGAGTGACCAGTCGCCCAAGTTGCCCCGCTTAAGTATGGCATAGGGAGCAGACTTCAGGTGAAGACCCAGATCTTTCACTTTGCCCACTTCCATAACTGTTTTGGCATAGAAACCCTCACGGATATTGATGCCGTCATCACTGATGTAGTCATCGGCAATGATCCCCAGCTCCGGGCGATAGTTGAGACGTGGGAGTAGATTGGCGGCCATCTCTGCGGTACCGTCGTGCGACTTCCAGAAGGTAGGCTCCAGGATAGAATATCCCCAAAACTTTGAGTTCAGTATCTCTTCCAATAGCTCCTCAAATCCGATGCTATCGATAAGCTCATTGATCTGATCGATGGGCTTGCCTTCTTTGTCTACGAATTGCCAATTGGCTGTGGTGACGGCATCCCGACGCTTGGCAGTGACGGCCTCGACATGTCCATCGAGCTCGACATCAGCATAGAGGTCGTAGAGTGACAGCCTTCGGGGAATGATGGCTTCGGCTGATTTGTGGGCAATTCGCCAAGATGGAATATCCTGTTCCCTTCTATTCCAGGGGCGGACATCGATCTTGGTCATCACAATGGATGGAGTGGCATCGGCAGGATTCTTAGAAGCCTGCTGGGCTCGCATAAGTGTTTTTTTGATGGCCATTTTAAAAGGATTTACCCCCTAGCCCCCTGAAGGGGGAAAAAGGGAAGTTATATTAATAAGAGGTGCCTCTTCTCGGATTGGAGGCGGTGTGAAAGAAGGTGTCAGATCCGCTTGGTGTCTCTGCGGAAGGCCATCCATCCGGTACCATCTTGCCAGACTGGATTTTCTCCAATAGCTTGATGGCATCGTCGTACCGCTCTTTGTGGAATTCCGTATTAATGTTAGGATTGGCAATCACAATGAAATTCCAGACGGTCAGATCCTTCAGGATCATCAATAAGAACTCATCACGCTCTTCATCCACAGCTCCGAAGAGTGCGGCCTTGTCAAATCGGGACATGAATCCTTTTGCGAGAAGTTCGGAGGCTTTGATGGCTGTCTCCAATTTGGAAGTGTCATCCCGCTCGATAGCAGCTATGAGCTCAGGATAAAGATGGGTTTCGAAATCGTTTCGTATTAGCATTTAAGTTGCTTTTTGGGGGTGATTGAATAGTTATATTAAGCCAATAACCGATGTTCTGGATTTGTGATATAGCCTCTTTGGTTTTTTCGGCGTCATTCATACTTACCAGCGTTTTTGGTTGATTTTGTTAAATGGCCGGGTTTCCACCTTGGAGGTATCGGCAAGTGTTTTCGAATCCAATACCCATTTTCCTCCTTCGACTGCATCAGGGCCGTCATCATTTGCCCGGCTTGTAGGGCTGAGGGCTAGAAATTGGCCTTCCATATTGACCATGTGGTGAGTTTCCTTTTCATCCTCATTGAATATCAATTCACCGTTTCGGTTGATGGGTTCTAGCGAGGTCTCGATTCGATGGTACTTGTCGGGCTTGTCTCGTTCATCTGCCTTCGGATGGATCGATACTCCATGTCGAATATTGGCTGCGGCTATTTCCTGACGCAGCGTCTCATCTATCCAAGGCCACTCGATGTAGAAATATATTGGCACAGCTCCGTTGACCCACT